GTTAGATGATAATGTTGTAGATATGCAGTGGTATAAACAATGGATAGGTAGTAAAAATGTTTGATAGAATAATATATGAATTTTTATATTGGATTAATGGTGTATCAACTAAAATAACATCTTGGTCGTGGTGTATGTTATACTCTGATAGGAAAAAAGGTTATGGAAATAGACGAAGACAAAAAAATAGCGAAGATCTTAAAAAAGGTGAATAAGAATAAACCACAGTTTGGACTAGGACAGGTACCTACCTATGGTAAGTCTAGGTCCGGACGTGAGTATGGTGGGTTTATAAAAGAGTCTACCTATAATAAGATGAAGTATAAAGCAACGAACCGAGGTCGTAATATAAATAAGAAAGGTCCTTATGAAATTTAAATATGATGGTAAGTCTAGACCTAGTAATAAGGCCTATGATGATAACTATAATAGAATTTTTAAAAAAGATCACGATAAGTTTAGTAAGTTACAGCAAGAGCAACGGGACCTAGATGAAAGTTACCAACAATCTAAACGTAGTAAGAAAGAACGAGATGATAAAGAAAAGTAATAAATACAATTATATACGTGGTAAACAGCTCACGGACCCCGGATCAGGGACCAGGGTTTACGAGATAAGTAATTATAGACTTCCTAGTGTAACTACGATACTAGGCGCTACGAAAAACACAGAATTTTTAAAAAAATGGAAGGCTAAAGTCGGTGAAGAACAAGCAGAGCGCATCAAGAATTTATCTAGTAGCAGGGGTACCTGTATGCATAAATTCCTCGAGCACTATGTCCTCGGAACTGGCTGCGTTGATCTTACAAGCATCGGACAAGAGGCGCGTCCCATGGCCGACAAAATTATTGAGATTGGTCTTGCGCCAGTGGAAGAGTATTATGGCTCTGAAGTCATGTTACACTACCCGGGTCTATACGCGGGCTCTACAGATTTGGTTTGCTTACACAATGGCAAAGAAACTATTGTTGACTTCAAACAAAGTAACCGTCCGAAAAAAGAAGAATGGATCGAGGATTATTACTTACAGATTGCCATGTACGCAATGGCCCACGACTACGTCTATGGTAGTAAGATCGAGCAAGGAGTTATCATGGTCTGCACGCCTGACTTATATTATCAAGAATTCAAAACTGAAGGTGCAAGCCTTCGAGCCTGGAAACACAAGGCACTAAAACGAATCGATATGTATAATGAACTTATGCACGATGAAAAAGAAAGAACCAAACCAATGAAAGCAGAAGAGTTTAACAAATGAATTGTTGGCACTGTGGACATGAATTAATATGGGGTGGAGATCACGACACAGAAGACAATGAAGACTATGATATAGTTAGTAACTTATCGTGTCCTAAATGTCATTCAGCAGTTGACGTGTGGCACCCATCAGAAAAACTAATAAAGGAATATGAAGACCATGAATGATATGTTGTTTAGAACGCTTCTAAAGAGATATGAAGCTGTAATAGAAGACGCATTGTACAAGATACAATCGTTTAATGAGAATAATATAATAATACCAGAGCACATCGATATAACAGGTGAAGTTGACAAACTGTTACTAATTATTGCTGAAGCTGAGGATAAAGTGGCCGTAATGAGGAAATATTATGTCAAAAATAAGGCAGATAAACAAGTACTGTGATAAATATGTCACAATTGTGGCACAAATATCACACCATAATGACAGTGTATATGTATGGTAAAAAAAATAAAAAAAAAAATAAAAACTACTATAGAAATAATGTCATTCTGTCACTTTGAGCTATTAATGTTGGTATACAACAATAAAGTACGCCAAAATGTTGTTTAAAAAAGTGTCACCTGACAGATTATTTTGTCACCTATGGCAATATCTTAGTTTGCCTATGCGCGCGCGATACAAAATCCTGGAAAAACTGATTTTTTTTAGATACATATACAAAATATGAAATCCAAAAAAAAATCTAGAAGAATTGACAGTTACGAAAAACCTAAGACTGTAAAGCAACAGGTTAAGTTTCCATACAAGCGTGTACGTATAGATTGGATTGACATCATCACTGAAGGCGGCTGGGGCAGCGAGCGTGAGTTTAAAAATATGAAACTAGCAACACCTGTAAGTGAGGGTTGGTTGTTTAGTAAAGATGATGAAACGGTAAGAATCTTTGCTGGCTATGACGTTGACGATGATGGGTCTATTACTTTTTCTGAGCGTTCTGTTTTTCCGACTTCTTGTGTGAAGAAGATAACAAAGGTTCACTAACTTCAATTGCCTCAACAACTTCAGCATCATCATTCAAAAGACCTGCGTAGTCTTCTTCAATCTGTGCCATCTTCATTTCTAGTTGTTCTTCTGTCATATCTTCTAGTTTGCCATGTTTTATTATTTTTCTGTCTATGTATAGTCCTCCTGCCTTTCCTCGATTTGTTTCAGCGTTTACAGCTGCAGAGAAAGAGTTTTTATTTAAGGCAAGATCTTTGATTCTAGCTAACTCTGATATATGACTTTCATACGTCACACCATATTTTAACATTTTTTCTATTTTTAATTCGTCCAGGTATTTAACAACCAGTGGTGATAGTCTTGGGTTTGTAAGTTCTGACCCTTCTTCCATACATCTTTTTGGAGAATAGCCGGCCAGTTCAGCTGCTTCTTTTTTATTTACTGGTCCTTTAGGTCCACCGAATACTAAATATTCAGCAAATCTCTTCTGCATTTCCGTTAATCTTTTTGGAACTCCCATATTGACTTTTTAAGGTAACTATCCTATATTGTCAATAGCATGAAAGATAAGCGTACATACACTAACAAGAAAGAACATGGAGAAGATATGAGTCATGAAAATGAATCTAAAATAACAAATGAAGACAGAGGTCCATTAGATCTTACACTACTCACAGAGCAATACAGATCTGATTTAAAAAAATATCAAGACAGAGAAAGCATGTATATTAACACTGAAAATAAATTAAAAGGTGCACAACAGATAGCTATTGAAATGGCAAGTGCTGTAGCAAAACTTGACAGAAAAAATGGAGAGTTGATGAAAGAAATTGATAGACTTAACGAAGAGATTCAACTATTAGAGTTGCAGATAAAAAAATAATGCGAGTTCAAGACTTACAGCAATTTTTATCTAAATTCACAGAAGCTAATAATGATGGCAGTAAACAAGGTAATGCTGTTTCTAATGCAATCATAATGGTAGAGGTAAATGGTTATTTAGAAAAGGTTACTAAAATGGAAGTACACGAAAACAACACACCAATTGTAGGTCACAAAGGTCATAGTGCACATCGTCTTGTATTAAAAACAACTAAAAAATCTAATTTAATTATACCACCAAAACTTAATTATTAAGTGCAGTGGTTACCTTAAAAAACATATGGGCCCAGAGGCTAAATTCTATCAACAAATTAAAAGAAATTTTAAGCAACTTTCACTTATTCGAATTGAAAACAGTAGCCTACTTGGTACTCCTGATCTATTGGTCTGTAATACTTCTGGGAACTTTTGCACTATAGAATTAAAGGTAAGTAAAGGTAAGAAACTTAGGTTTTCGCCACACCAAATTGCGTTCCACGTGAAACATCCTACCAATACTTTTATCCTTGCAAAGACCCTTGGTCCTTGCTCCTCTAAAACTTCTCCAATATCCATGTACCGTGGTTCTAGGATCAGGGAGCTTGCTGCTTGTGGCTTGATGCTTGACGCTTGTTACTATGGTTGGGATGCTTGTGGCTTGGCGCTTGAAGCTTGATGCTTGTGGTTTGCTGCTTGAAGCTTTCTAAATATTGGAGCGTGGTGCTTGATGCTTGTAACTTTAAGCTTGACGCTTGCATGACGTTGCTTCCATTGATGATCCTGAAAAAACCACACAAGCTTATTAACTAGCGCACGCCCGCCGCCGTCCGTCGATGGCTTTGGGCTAATGGCCTCCTTCACGTGTGAAGTTTTTCTAGTGTTTACCATAACTAATATTTTTAATGTCCTTATTCCAACAGGCCCTGCAGTCAAGACATTTGCCGCCCTGATTGGGCGCCGGGCAGCTGGGGCTTCCATCGGTAACCACGGTCGAGCTGTGACTCCAGGCGTTGCCAGCGGTCCCGTCTACTTTGGCAGCGGATAGTCTAATAATTAAATTTGCTGGAACGTCTTCAGGCTTTGGCAGGTATTGCCGCTCCTGTGTTGGCATCCAGTGCTGAGTGTCGGGTGTGAGCTTGCATACTTCTATAATTTTTGCCATATGCTCATGACTTTGTACGTCTCCGGCGTCGTGCCATCTAAACCATTTTTGACGTTTAATTTTTGTTGCCATCGCTTCAACCCATAATGGGTGTTTGATCGCGTCCAGTCTCCTGTATTGCGCCTCCCTGATTGCAGGGTAGCGTGTGTAGTTACCCTTCAGGGCGTAACAACCAAAGCACGGGCTGGTCTTAACCTTCCTGAGCTTCGAACCTGTTTGACAAGCCCACGCTGGCAGGCTGTAGCTCAGTCCAGGCATCTTGCTTGTTTTTGTAAAACTGTCTGTAATTTTTAAAGCGTCTTTTACTAGCATATATCTTTCTCCTTTAGTTTATAGGATACTATATCATTATAATGTTGTCTTGTCAAGCTTGCAGCTTGGCGCTTGCAGCTTGCTGCTTGGTGCTTGTAGCTCGGGCCTTGGGCCTGGAGCCAGCGCCAGTGGTTAAGAAGAATCCGGGCCCTTTCAGGCCCGGACTTTTTATAATATTCTCTACTCATTTTAAATATCCAATCTCTTTCAGGTAGTCATAGGCATCATCCATCGTGGATCTAAAATGCTCAGTCCTGTATTCAGCTGGACAGTCTTCGTCAGCCTGGCAGCACATAGCTGCCAG